AATTGAATAACCATATCTACCTTGACCATAAAGACCACCTGTTGGATCTACGTTAGTGATGTCATAATCAGTTGCCTGAACATCAGCTAATGAACCATAAAGTGATTTACCTTGCTGGAAAGGAGTTTTGTTATTACCATACTGGAAATCCAAGTAGAATACGAGGCCAGAAGGCATAGACATTGGTTGAACTGAAACGAAGTCTTTAGCTACGATTTCAGCAAATACACGGCGAACGAGTGGTAATGCGATACCAGCCCAGTTTTCACCAGTTCCACCAAGCATAGAGTTGGTACCAGCAGTAATGTTGGTAGACTCAACTACTAATTGCTTAGCTTGGTTCTCAAGGATCACAGCCATATTGTTTTTTTCAATTTCGCTGCCAATGCCCTCAAGAAGACCGCTCTTACTCCATTTGGTAGCAACCTTAGCAGCTTCTGCTTGTTGGCTCTTCCATGGATTAGCGCTTTCTAAAAGCATGTTTAAATTTTCCATTCTAAGAAATTTTGTTTTTAAATTATTTAATGTTTGCTAACTTTTTCATCCTAGCAATGAAGTCGTTACTTTCAACAATTGCTTGTTTTTGTGGAGCAACGCCTGCTGCTTTAGATGCAAATCCTAAAGATTCTTTGATATGAGCTTTTCCAGATTTAGTAGCAAATGTTTCGTTTAATGATTCATAAACAAGTTTTGCTTCTTTAGCTGATTCAGCTTTATCAAATGCTTGTACAACCTTAATTTTTTGTGATTCAGTTAAGTTTTTAGACTTAAAGATTTTGTTAACATAAAGTAACTTAGCGTTTAACAAGTTAACTTCTTGAAGTTCTTGACGAAGAGTATTTACAGTTTCAAGAGCTAAATTTAGATCTTCCTGCATTTTTTTCTTCTTCTTGTAATCTTCAACTCCTTCTTCTTCAGCAGTGTCTTTTTTATCACCACGTTTAGAAGCAGGAACGTCACCTTTGTTACCACCGTACTTTTTGTGTTTTTTACCTTCAGTAAGCTCGGTTTCTTCATCTAACAATTCAGCTAGAATTTCATCGAGGTTTACTTCTTCAATGTCTACAACTTCATCATCGGCTGTGTCAGGTAACTCATCAGACATTTTCATATCCGCAGATACGTCTATGTTTGCGTTACCATCACCACCCATTTCTTGAGAAACTATGTCGCGGATCATAGCTTCTAATTCATCTATGGAAAGTTCAGATACTTCTTTTTCTTCCTCTTCTGATTCTTCTTCGTCGTCTTCTACATCTTCAACGTCTTCTTCGGCTTCGATTTCTTCTTCATCTTCAGCCTTTTTAGCTTCGTTTAATTCTGCATCAAGTTCGGCGAGAATTTCATCAAGGTCGATTTCGGCGATTGAATTATCGTCGTCATCATAATTCATACCTGACATTCCTTCCATTTTTTCTTTAGCCATTTCAGCTTCGATGTCATCAGTCATCTTGTCATCTAATTCATCGATCATGTCATCTTCTGTCAAGTCGTCCATCTTTTCTTGCAATCTTGCATTGAACATAGATGTTAAACGTGGCATAAAAGCTTCTTCAAGAGCGAGTTTAGCTTGAGCAAGAGCAGTTTCGCGAACAGCTTTAGCGTCAGCAATGGCCTCCTTTAAAAGGTCTTTTGTGTTCATTTTTCCTTAAATTTAGTTTGCGGAAATAAGCTTAATGTAAAAAGCTTAATAGGTTGTTATTGATATTGACAGAGCTATAAAGAGTAGAGTAGGATAGCTCATTAGTCGTAAATAAATATATGTGGAAATACAAAAACCGCGTTTCGATGCGATTTTTATTCAAAAGCTCTTTGGTAAGATTTAGCTGCTTCTTTTAAAGAGCTAGCGGCCCATTTAAGTTGATATGCTGTTTCACTTAGATTATCTAATTTATTACTAATTTTTTCTAATTCACGTACATTATCAGGAATATCAAATATATCATATGGTTCATATATATCAAAATATTCTTCAAATAATTTTTTTAAAACGTTTTCTGTATTTTCTAGATTTTGTTTAAGAGTTTCTAGTTGAGATGGATTGTTGATAACATCACTTATACTTAAACTAGATAATTGATCCGCATAAGATTGAACTTTATCTGAAAAGAAATTTTCTTCTTTTTGAGCTTTAGCTACTAAATCATCTATGCTTTTTCTAGGAGGTGTTACTCTAGCTTCTTTTAGTATGTCATGAAGTTTAATCATCTTCCTTGTCCTCTATAGTTTTTTTCTGAACGATCGTGTTTATTAAATGACTTTTGTGATTTGCCTTTTTTGCGTTTGCCAAAAGTAATTTTAGTTGAACCGCTTGAACCTTTTGCTTTTGCCATGACTTTTATTATTGTAAGTTAACTAATTTATATTTGGTTGAATATAATAAATTTACTACGTTATCTATTTCGTTTTGAATAAAACTATCTGCTAAATTTGGTGCTTGTCTTAAAGCACATACAATTTGAATTAACTTATCAAAATAAGCTACAATATTTGCACCGTCACAATTATTATCTAAGTTAACTACCGGTTTAAATTTAATTAAACCATATTTTCCTTGATATGATTCTACTAAACCATCAATTAAATCAACTATATCTTCATAATATTTTTGAAGTGCTTTGTGAGCAGCATAAGCACCAGGACCACTTACACCTAAATGAAATACGTGTGCTTGAGTTCTAGAGTGCATTAATATCGATGCTAATTCTTCCATGTTGTTTTATTTTGTCTCTTTTAATCCATAAGGTATACCTAATACTCCATGAACTGCTCTTCTAAATGCTTTTTGAGTTTCCATTTGAATTGCTTTCATTACAAGTTCTTGTAAAGCAGGATTATTAATTAATAAAGGTATTTTTCCATTTGAAGGATCATGATAAAATGCACTTAGTTTTATTCTCATCATTCCATGATCATTAATGTAAAGTTTAACAGATGGAACATCGTCCATTAATTCTCGATCTGGAAGGTAATTGTGTTCTTCTTCATCAACAATTCCTGCTAATTCTTGCATTCTTTTAGATTCTGTAATGAATTGTTTTGACATTTTAATTATTTGTATGGGTTTTCCTTTGCTTTATTCCAATAAATTAAACTATCTTCACCAATAGAAAATTCATTAGAATGATTTTTTATATAATCTTCAGCATATCTCTTTAAAACATCAGCAGCTTCTGCTCCTGTCATGTCGCTAGAACCGAATGCAAATTTTTTAGTTCTATCATTTATTGAACTTCCTAAATCTAATTTTTTTTCATCACTCATTTTATTAAGAACGGGTCTGATGTTTTTTTCATAGAATGCTATTTGAGCTTTTCTATCAGCTTGTTGTTTTTGATCTAGTTGATGCACTTTAACTCCACCTAATATAGTAGCAGCTGTTAGTCCTAATCCAATAAGCCAATCTTTAAAACCTTCGTCTATTGTTTCTTCTTGATTTTCAGCAATAATGCCTGCTAGTTTTTGCATTCTTTTTGCTTCGGTAATAAATTGCTTTGACATTCTAGTTTAATTTTAATATCCAGGTAATTCACAAGTACAGAAACCAGCGCGATTGCAAAGGATTTCTGTTACTAGTTCGTTAATTTTATCTAATTTCTTTTGTTCTTGTTTATTATATTGATTATATTGTTTAGATTCACTAACAATTTCCATAAACGCACCTTGTGTTGATGGAGTTGATACGAAATCCCAACATAATAATTCAAAATCGGGTTGTACTTCAACAGTCTCACCGATTTGTTTTACAGAACCCATACCACGAGATGAAATACCAATAGTAATACCTGCAATTAACAATGCTTTTAAAATATTACCTGATGGTGTTGGTAGTACTTCAATTTTTCCCATTACATCATCTTTATCCCACCATAAATCTTTAATGTTATGACATACATTTTTTAAGTTGATGATTGGAGATTCTGGGTGGTCTAATTCACCTAGTGCTCTATTTTCTTTAATGTATGTGTCTTTATATTTTTGTACTTCTCTTTCAAGAGTATCTTTAGGATATACACGACCATTACCATTTTTCGCTTCAGCACGTTGTACTAAACCTTGAACAATAAGACGTCCACCGTTATTTTTAACAGATTCCTCCAACATTGATGGAGTAATATTAAAAGTAGTAATACGCTCTATTAATAGTTCTTTCATTAGTTAAGATTATATCCTTTTTCTCTCAATTTATAAATAACTTCACTCCAAACAGCATCATTATATCTTTTTCCTACACTATCTTCAAACATAGAAAATACATTATCTAAATCAGATAATCTAGGATTTTCAATATCATTTGTATTGATGTGGTCCATAAAATTATCTATTATCATAGAAACAGCATCTCTTCCAGATGGAGGTGCATCAAGATCTCCTTCGTAATCATCATAATCGTCAGAATTTCTTCTAACTATTAATGCACTTCTCATTTCTCTTTCAGCTTCAGGATCACCCGCAGCTTCCATTCCAGCAGGACCCATTTCATCTAATAGTTCGTTAACCATTTTTTTAATGGTTTCTTTTAATCCAGGTTTATAACTATTGCTAGACTTTCCAAGATCACTAGCGCCAGGTGAGATAGTATTAGGAAGTGCACGTCGAGCAGCATCTACAGGATTTGTAGACTGTGATGGTTTTTTCTTTTCAACTGCATCAGATGTAAAATTAGAACCTTTATCATCAGGATCAGCATCTAATGCTTTCCTTACAGCTGATATTATTTGTTGTTTTGAAACTCCATCAAGTCCTGTATAGTTAAATATAAGTTCAAGTAGTCCATCTAATTCACCAGCCATATTTATAAGCTTAAGAGCTTGAAGTAGAGATGGTGCTTGTTGTAATCTTCTTAAAAAGGTTTGTTCATCAGGAGTGTTACTTAAAGTATTTTCTTTAATGTTTGATTCATTAAAAGCATTAGTGTCTCTTATTTTTTCAGGAGTCATTCTTGATAAAGCAGTAATGACACTATCTACATATCTACTATCAACTTGAGCTGATCTCATTGCTTTGTTTAGATATCCAACAATGTCATCTTTATATTCCTTCCATGAGCCTTGTATTCTATCTGTTACACTTATTTTTTTAACAGGATTATTTTTGTTATCTTTATAAAAAGTAATAGCAATATATTCATCCCTATTTCCTGGGCGCTCAAAGGCCATATCAAATCCAAAAGTACCATCTTGATTATTGTACCATCTTATATCAGTTAATTTAAGAGGAGACTCTTTATTTCCTGAAAAAGAGGTAGGTTGGATAGATAATGGGTGGTTAGATAAATAGTCTTTTTGAATATTTTTTAAAGAATTAAATTCACTACTTTGAATTTCTTTATCACTAACTGAGGTTAGTTCAGTTAAACTTTTTTTAGATTCCTTAACGATACGAATTTTCTTCATTTCGTTTTTCTTATCCTTATCTTTAGCAGATTCTAAACCATCAGGTCTATTTTTGCTTTTGATTGGCTTGCTAACTTCTTCCTTAGGAATATCTGTTACAGTAGTAGCAGGATAAATACCATCTTGCTCGTCAACTTCCGGCTCTTGTACTACTTTTTTGTACTTAGCTGGTTGGGTTGGGTAGTCATATGATGGAGCTTTGTCAGGAGTGCCTTTAACAGCGTTACCTTCGTTTAATAATCCTTTAGATTTAAGGATCTTAACTGAGTCATCAAATGAGTTATGGTTAGTTACAAAGTTAGGAAATAACATTCTTGCATTACGCAAAAATTGATGTTGGGTCATTCTTCCCTCTTTTAACTCTTGGTATTGTACGCTAATACTTTTCATTATTCTTCGGTTTTTTCTTCTTTTCCTGTAAGTTTTTCTAAAATATCTGCTAAATTTTCTTTGATATCATCAGTAGCAAACACGATAGCATATGATTTTGGATTCTTTTTGTAATATACTTCGGTTTGTTTTTTAGCTTTTGGTAAAGCAGATTTAATGCTACCAACTAAGTCCATAAGCTCATCAAAAGCTTTAACCCTATCTTCATGAAGTTTTTCTCTTTCTTCAAGTTTCTTTGGATCTTCTTCTTTTTCCTCAGCTAAAGACGCTAAAATATCTTCAAGTTGTAATGATTCTTGTTCAGTTTTTAGCATTTTGTTGTAAGCTTCTTTCATGCTACGATAACCTTTCATTAATTCACTAATGTCAGTTTTGTGAGCATTAGCTACACTATCGTCAGATTTTTTAGCTTCCGCAACGCGATACTTAATTTCTTCACCTAAGTCGTCAAGTTTTTTCTTGAGTTCTTCTTTGCTTAAGATTTTTTTGCTATCGTCTTTCATATATTAATTATTGTGATAAATTTCTAATTTTATTTGATAAATCATTTAACCTTTCAGACAGAGCACTTAATTGTTCTGTTTTAGAAGTCCAAAATGATTCTTTTTTTATAGTATTTTCAGTCTTTAATCTATGAGAATATTCAATTACTTGCTCAATCTCTCTAATACGCTTTCTAACTTCATTTAATGCACGAGTAATTTTACGCTCAGAAGAAACTTTAGATACATTTTCACTAAAACGACGATATGAAATCTCGTTTAATTGTTCTTGATTTTCTTTATACAACTTAATCTTTTTAGGTTCTGGTTTTGCAGGAAATTGTTTGTAATCAAACATTCTTGAATCAGATGGCATCCCCTCAGGTACTTTTTTAAATCCATCTTTAGTATATGAACTAATATTAGCTTTACCTGCAGCTAAAGTAGGAGTTTTTTCTTCTAGTTTCTTTGGTTTTTTAAGAAAATACTTACTATTATATTCTCCACCAGCACTAGCAGTAGTAGACGTAGCTCCATCCATTTCTTCTAACATTTCATGGATAAGTTCGTCAATATATTTTTTTACTTTATCAGGAATCATAATGTTTTGATTTCATGGATTAACTCATGGAATTGGAGAAGATTAAGAATATCTTCGTCTTTAACAGATTCATTTTTATCAAGTGGTTTGATAATTGATGATAATTCTTTAAGCTTAATCTGTGTTCTTTGATCAGTTACTTTAGTTTGTAACTCCATCAAAGATTTTTTTATATTTTCAAAACTATTATTAATGTATTCGCGCAAAGAAACAGTATTAGAAATCTTATTAATATAAGTTTTTAATACCTCACGCTGTTCAGGTAACAAGTTTGCATATTTTTCATTAAACTTGTCAATCATTATTTTAGAAATCAATTCACGAGTTGCCTTATCTTGAGAAGCATATTCAAGCATTACTTGATCTTCAACTTTATTTTTATTTACATCTTGTTGTGTTAAAAATTCAAGTAAAGTTACTTTATTTTCAACAATAAATGATGGTTCTATAAATTCTAATGAAGTATGAGCTTCAATTAAGTTATAAACAGCAGCGTATGCTTTGTAATTATGGATTTTTGCTTTAAAGAACTCCTCTAAATCATAATGTTCTTTAATTTCCTTAATTAAGTTATATTTTTCCTTACGTAATGCCGTACGATTCAAACGTTCTGATAGTTTAATCGTAGAAGACATAATAGTCTCTGCTTTAACTTCACTGAGTGATACTGCTTTTGTTAGTGTTTGATATAGCTTATATTCTTTAGCTAATTCTCCGCGTGAAAAGTATTTTTTTACGATGTCTACAGCAGCAGATTCCTTATTAGACATAATGTCTGCTGTGATCTGCCTGGTAAGGAGCTCAAATAAAATACCAGTATTTTTAAATTTGTTATGTTTTAGTTTCACACTGTAAGTTTACTAATTATAAATATGTATTTTATTATATATCTTTGATATTTGATTCGTCGAGCAATGAAGAATTGTTACCCTTTTGATCAAATACATTAGACTTTTTAAACATTTCCTCAAGCATCTTTTTATTTTGAGCATATACCGCTTTAGTATTTTCTAAAGCTAGTGGTGAACCACCTTTAGGTTCAGGAGCTCTAGCAGAATCCGGGTGAAGATCTACTTCTTTACCTAATGGATCCTTACCTAACACGCGCTTTTGAGTGTTATAAACAGATGTTTTCTCTTGAGGACGCCCAATAGGGTTAGTCTCATCATAGGCAGGCGGTACTCCGACCCCGTTACGACCTTTACCATACAATGAGGCTAAATCATGTGGCGTTCCATATGATTGTCCACTAGTTAACGGGTCATTTCCTTCGTTTTCAATTTGTGATAGACGGAACATGCGTTTTTTATCTTCAACTACTAAATCACGCATTTCCTCATATTTGTCATCACTCATATGGAATAGATAATCATAAATGTAGTCAGTTGGGAACAAACTAGCATCCATAATATTTTTAGCTAAGTCAACCTTTTCTTTCATCAACGCAATTCTTTCTTGATCGTAAACGATAGAAGGAGTCGTTAATTCTAATTCAAAGTTTGTTAAATTCTCATCAGTATAACCTTGAGAATATAAATGTACTAACGCGATTTTAGTTAATTCACTAACAACAATACGTTGTATACGCTCAATTGTACGAGCAAAACGAATATCTTGTTGTGCTAGTGTAGATTTACCTTCAACATCAGCTTCATATCCTAAGAATGCCTTAGGAACTTTCATAGCAGCTAACATTTTATCTCTTAAATAAACAACATCTTCAATTGCATTATACTCAAGACCAGGTAATGTATCAATTTTAGTATTTGTATTTCCACCTCTAACTGGTATGTAGAAATCTTCATTTACATTCATCATGTTATAACGAAGGTTATATTCACCAGTTTTAGGATCAGTAAATGGAGTACGTTGAGTTTGTGTTTTCAACTTTTCCATAAACTGAGGGATTTCGTTTGGTGGAATGTTTCCGGTATCAACGTAGTAAACACGGCGTTGAGGTGCTCTCAAAATACGGTGAATTAACATTGCATCTTCCATCAATGCTAATTGCTTAAATATTTTACGAGCAGGTTCAATATATGAACGACCATAAGGAAGGAAATTATAATCTCCTAATAGTCTAAAGTTTGCTATTTCAAAGTTTTGGAATACAACATCGTTATCTGATGATGGGCTTATAATTCCAGAGTATGCAGCGTTTGGTGACACTTTAAATTGCACATATGCTGG